TGGTGTGTCCTTTGAGCTGAAAAGGTTTTTAAATACTGATACTTTCATTTTTTGTGTGTTATTTTATTTCTTTCATTTTCTATTTTAGTAACCCATCTTAAATTTTCAAGTCGATTATCATCTCTCACTCTATTAATATGATCGCATTCTTTACCTTGAGGTGCAATTCCAACAAATGCCATCAATACCAATCGATGAATATCAATAAATTTTTGCTTACCATTTTCATTTAGACAAACAAAAATATATCCTTTTACTCGTTTTTGAGGTTTTAATATTTTTTGATTTCCACCTTTTAATGATTTTACTCTTCCGAGATTGCTCACCTGGTATGATTGGAATCCAGGTATTCCTTTAAAAATTTCTTTCATTTACTGCCTTAAAAATGAGAAAACCCCATTCAGTTTCGTGAGGCAGCACTACTCCTAAATGAGGTTATCAATAATTTTTTTATATGGACTGCCTTCCACTTGCAAATATAACGAATCTCATTCAATTAAAGTTGCATTTGTTTAAAAATTTAAAAATAACGTGACAATAATGACAATGTAAAAAATTACCGTCACGCCTATATCATAATGTGGTATTGACTTTGAGCAAAAGCGTGACGCTGCGACGATAAAAAAACACGATGCCCATTTCATAAAACTGACTATTTGTATAGGTACCCTATATAAGAGAACCGTCACATTGTCACGCCTCACTTGATATCAACTCCTCATATTCATTCCTCAATACTCTCCTTTTGATTGCTTTGAGCTGATTATATGACCTGCATTTTAGGATTTCATCTCTTAAGAATCGTAATTTTTTTACATGAGCATTCCCTTTAAGCTCATCGATGTCATCTTGGATTACGGTGATGTAATATAAATCACCGCTTTCAATTGCCCAATTATGTTGATTGATATTGTGCATCACTGTTGCATGACCTCGATTGAAATATTCACCAATCGAATGAAATGGGAGATCCAATCCTCTCAATTCAGCCATGAGATACCTTCTCCTCATGGTCAATACCTGGTGTCTACTTGTTACATCCAATGCATCTCGTTGGATAATGTGTTTGATTGCTTTTATTTTATCGTTCTTTGTCATCTTCCGCTTGTTTTAACCATTGTCTAAATGCCATTTGTATATCCATTTGCTGATTCCATATATCTTGATCAGCATCATCGAGTAATCTCTTATCACTTTTTCGTATCTCATCCAATAGATGGTTGGCTCTCATCTTGATTGCCTTGGTGAAGATTTTCTCATCATTCAAGTCCTCGATGAAGTCACCAATCACCGGAAGAACTCCAACGATTGCAAGTATTTTGGTTGATGTTTTCATTTGATAAAATATTTTTTATTAATATCCTTTTCTACCTGGTACCCGAGTTGTTCATACATCTTGATGTATCGGTATACTGATCTCTCACTGATTTGAAGATACCTTCCCATCGTGTAAATGTGTCGAGGTTTTTCTTTGAGAAATTCAATGAGCTTGATTACTCGCATTATTTTATGCTGATTCATATCGGCTCCACTTTAAATTTCCCAACTGTACACAATCCTTGATTCAATAGCTCCGATTTCTTCCAATAACACAATGCCTTGGATGGAAAAGTCCAGGACTGAATGACTGTCTTTCCTGAGTAGTAACTTAGCTTATACATAGCGACACTAATTTAATGATGATTAATACTGCTGCGATACCAAGGCTCAATGCAATTCCAAGCATCGATGCTTCATGGTTTTCTTTTCTTTTGTAGCTCATAATTTTTCGATTTCTTGTTTAACTTCATTCCAATAATATACCATAGATTCAACGCAAGTATGAAGGCACTCATCAACTGCAATTAATGCACATTTTTTAATTGGAGTATAGGTAATAGTATTTACTGTTTTATTGTACTTATCAAATAATTCTTTTGCTTTTTCTTTTGGTGTCATAACGTCTGATTAAATTTTATTTCACATATTCTCTTATACAGTTCCTCATTGAATGTACCTCTGATGTGTTCGTGTGATGACTTGGTTGTCCAAAACCTTTTCATCCTTTGCAGTTTAAATACCATACTCTTCCCAATCTATTTCATCATTATCATTTCCCCAAGTGTATTCACTTAGGAATTCTACCTCATCAATTAGGCATTCAATCATGGAAAGCATCCATTCCTTGTATCCTGGACCGAATTCCATCACCTTATCATTGGTATCATCATCACTCCACCATATGCCACTCACCATGTTGATATCAATATCATATCGAGCAGTTTCAAAATCGTAGTTATTTTTCCACCAATCAATATCAACTTGAAACCATATCTTTCCAATCTTATAATTGGCAACCATTGAACAATGATCTACATCAGTGAAGTCCAATTCAATTCGGTCAATCTCTTTTTTCCAATTCATTTTTGTGTGTGTTTAATTATCAATTCTCCATATCCATCCAATACCTTTGATTGAACGTGCTCAGGTACTTCCTGAATGATTTTATCCTCTTGGATATAGTTTGGTGTGGTTGCTATAAAAAAGCTCATTACAATCAAGAATAATGCAACCGGCATTAATAGGTCAAGTATTTCGTTTCGTGTTCTCATTTGATTTTAAATTTTGCTTTTAAATCATTCATAATTGCCCATCGTGTAACTTTTGACTGTGTAACTTCATCGTCTACACCTAAAAGTTCAATGGCTCTTTGCACTTCATTCCACAATCTTTTCTCCTCCTGGATAATCAAATCAATCATTTCTTGTTTTTTCATAACGTGTTTTTTAAATTTATACTGCGAATATCGGAATAAGTTTCATTTATGCAAAACTTTTTTAACTTTTTTTTCAGTTTTGAACAAAATTAATTGTGAATGCTATACCCGATAAGGTACTTATGTAAATGAAATGAGGTTATTTATACCCGATTGGGGACAAAAAAAGGGATACCATTTCGGATATCCCCTTTAACACACGTTATGAATGAAAAGTGGTACTAAGTTACAAAGGAAATTTGATTGAATCGATACTTTTATGCATTTTTCTTAATCCATTTTTAGTGAATTCTTTTGAATGTATCGTCAAGATTCTTCCACCGGTTGGTTTAATTGGAGCTCCACGTTCAACGTGCCATCCTTTGGAGCCATCACCATACTCCTCTTTATAGGTACCGGTCAACATCAAGTGAATGTTCTTGTGATGATTCACATATCCATATTTCGGTGAATGAACAACCGTATCTCTCACATCATTACGACACGCATTCTCATGGATATGCCCCATGGTAAAGACATCAAAGTCCTCATACATCTCCAATGACCTGGTCAAGTTGATGGCTCCCTTGGTAACGATACCACCACCACCTGATCCATGAAAATATTTCACTTTGGTTGTGGACCATGAGCTTGAGTTGTATTTTTGGCGAATAATCAACCAACCTCCATACCCTCCGGTCATCACATTGCTCCCATTCTTATAATTAAGTAGGTCAACAAATCGCTGAAGGATATCCGTTTCTTGATATTTGATGATGGCGGTTTCATGATTCCCGTATCCAATTACGGTGAGGATATGTGCATATGGTGAAAACCATTCAACTGCGGTTTCAACGATTGAATCCAGGTACTTTGCATTGTTATGCTCCGGCCTGATGTCGGACTTGTTACCTCGCTTATCACCTCTCCCTTGCATCATGCATAGGAGGTCTCCATTTATCATGACGTAGATGTTGTTCTCAAGGCAATAGTCGAGGTCTCTTTTCAATAGGTCCCAATCGCATTTTGGATTGTCCCAGTGAAGGTCGGACATCATTGCAAGTTGTACATTCTCTCCATCAAGGTGAAGCTCGTGAATGTTTTTAGAGTGCTTTTTGAGCATATTTCAATAGGTATCTCGTGAATATTCCGAGTCCAAACCCAATAACAAATAACCAAATATTCGCTTTCGATTTCTTCTCGCTTTTATATTTGGCAATCTCCACCTTTTGAATTTGGCGGATAGTATCTCTCTTTAATTTATATTCGATTTTTTTCTCCCAACGGGTACGGGGAATATAGTGATTCTTAAAAATCACAACGGTATCCTTCTCAGTGATGTACTTGGTCCATTGGATTTCATTGTTCACGATCACCGGAAATGAATCAACTGATGTGATGCGGATGGTATCTGATACCTCCTCACATTTATATCCTTTCTTTATTGCCTTGTTGAGATGGTGCTCTGCTGAACACGATACCAGGATGAAAAGAATCAGTAAGTATCTCATAAATTTTTTAGCATTTCAATCACTCGTGGACAAGGATACATATCTGATTTGTCCTTCCGTACCGAGTTATGTGTGAAAATCCCTCTCATGCCCTTAAATGCATCCTTATCGATACCCCAAATAGAATCATTGTAGTCCTTAGGGATGTCATATGTATCACAAAGGTATACAACCAATTGACGAAGTGACTCGATTTGAGCATCACTGTATTTATAATAGTGTTTGAATCCCTTGAATGGTTGGTCCAATGTGGTAACATTCTCAGCTTTCACCAATCCACCGGCATAGTTATAAAACTTATCACCTCGCTTTGTAAGGTATCCCCAATTGCACACCTCGATTCCAACTGATGTCTTGTTTAGGTTGGTATATTTAGCTCCGTTTGTAGCGAAATCTTGATTGTCAATACCTAAATGCCATGCCCAATGTTTTGAACTGAAGCATTGCACGATTGTTCCATCCTCACCAATAACAAATGCGGTGCCTATTCTTGTTTCATTTGAATTCCAATAGCGACTCACACCCTCAGCATTGCCATTCCCGGCAGTATGGTGAAGATATATTTGTGATTTCGGTGAATCCTCTTTGAAGAATTGATTGTCCTTCAATCGAACCTGCTTGATTTTGCTGATGTCCAACTTCATTTGAATTCGTCTAAGTTAGTTTTGGTCCTGGTGATAAATTTGCGAAGAGCTGCGAGTACATTCTTCCCGGTCACACTCTCATATGATTCGTTGATTGATTTGATTTCAACCATCACACAAAAGAATGCAAATACTTTGGTCATGATTAGCTCAACAGAGATGAATTCAGAAATGATATCACCTGCAATATACTTTTCAATTAAGAATGTGAACATAATTGCACCACCATATAACAATGACTTGCTGATTGTGTGTGATAATCTGCGAGATTGGAACGCTTTCCATCCTCCTTTTTTTACTGATCTCCAAATGCCGAAGCAAGTATCAATGGCAATGGCTAACATGGCAATATATATCATCGGCATAACCGGTGAAAGTACCGCCCAAAAGGATGCAATCATAATCATAACATTCTGCCTCATAATACCAGGATTGAATTGTTGTATCCATTATCAATCGGATATCCACATCTCCACTCTCCATTCATGTAACAATCACCCACACATCTCAAGCATTCAACTTGAGGTCTTAAATCAGTATCTCGATTTGATTGACTGATGAAAATTGGATACAAATTTTTATTCTTTACCAGGTACTTAATTAATCTCATTTCAAAGAATGATGCTTTCTGAGCATAATGCTCCATGCCGAATGCAACATCTGACCGAGATACACTTGATGAGTTATCACCAAATTGCTGCTGAAGTCCTTTATTCTTGAGTTGATACGTCAATCCAAATACTGCATCCTCTGCTGAACGCCATGCAATCACCGGTTGAATGAAGGCAACCAATAGCTCCTCCTCCGGTGTTAATGTTTGATCATTGTATGCCTCAAGTAAGTGATTGTAAAATACAGTCCCAAGTATTGGCATCACTCTCAATTGTGCTTGAGTCGCAATGTATGGAGTGACATCAGTCACATCCACATTTGCAGTGATTGGCGTGTTTGTTTTTAGATAGGTTTCAGTGATAAAATACAACATTATGCTTGAGGTGTTTGTGGTTGATTACTTGCAATAACATCCCCTCCCTCCAATGGAGGTAACGATGCTAATGCTCTCACTTCGTTTGGTGTCATGGTTTCAAGTACCTTGGTTGCAACCAATGGACTCATGGCATTCAAAGCATCTTGAGTTTTGGATGCATCACCTTCCACCTCAACAATTGTTTCATTGATGATTTGGAAATTGTTCACCATGAAATCTGCATTGATTTTTGCGATGTGAAGAATCTCATTGAAGATATCAGTAATCATCTCTCTCAATGGCATCACAACATTTTTCTCAAATATTATATATGCTTGTTTGATGTCACTACCTGAGCCAAGGGAACCGGTTGTGCGAACTCCCATCAGTATCGGATCAATAGTGTGAGCAAAACAAATCTGCTCAGTATTCAATCCGGATGCCTCTTGGAACATCTTATCATTTTGATTTGTTGGGATAGCTTCAATCTTTGGCATTTGGTCTTGACCATTTGAAAAAAATGCGACTGCTTTCCCTGAGTTGGCAGCTCCACGCATCTTTTCCATTGTGGATCTCAAGACATTCTTCTCCTCTTCCGATTGCGGTCGCTTAGGGAACATCATTGCGAATGATGGGAATACACTGTTTTGAATATTCGATTTTGCAAAATATGAAAGTTCACCTGACAAATATGCAAAATTTAATGCCGAGGAATATTTCGGCAGCGGATACCACTCTTGACCTAAACACTCAACCTCATACACAAATAATTGGCAACGGTCAGTGCAAGTTGGATGATATCTTTTGATATCTCTCACATCGATTCTTGATGACCAATCATCACAAATAAAATAGTCCTGAGGATTTCTACCTCTTCTCACTTTGTCCGGAGATACATTCTCCATTCGAGTGAGCTTCATCTTATCATCAAAGTACAGTTTAAAGTAAACACGATTGTGCACAATCAATTGCTCGGTTGTAATTCGCACTGTTTTCTTGAGTCGAGATTTCTTCTCGAATGTATATAAATCAAGTAACTCTTGAGGTGTTGCGGTTGTTGCTCTCAATTCAATACCTCCTCCAATTACTGCATTGGTTTTGTAGTCCACAATGGAACCATGGAGTGGTGAGGAATATACTATTTGATTAAGGAGAGAAGGAAATAAATTATCGGATCCAAATGGAATATATCCACTTGTTTGATGTCTGCCATTCACATATGGAAGAGAAAGATTTCCTCCCAATACTTTCAGAAATGGTGTTGAAAAGGATTGATATCCTTCCACCACTTCAGGTGATTGTTGTTTTGTTGTTTTAAATCGGTCAAATAATCCCATTTCTAATCATAAATTGAGTTAACTGTTGCACCACTTACAACCATTCTCCCCTCTTCAATGACCTCACCGGTCGTATCCTGGATTGATGTTGGTGGTATTGTTGATTCATACACTGAATATCGGTATTGTCCTTTGACCAATGTCACATCAACCGGTTCATCCAATAAAAAGAGGTTGAATCTTTCCTTCCAATTGGAGATATCAGCGGTTGTGAATAGGATTGGATCTGGAGCAGTGTTCATTTCATTCTCAAAAACGAACAAATAATACGGATTCGAGAGAGTGCTCACCTCAGTTAAAGTCAGCACGATGGAATTAACCTCACCTTTATCAATGTAAATCATACATATATATTAAGTTGAGCTTGAAAAATGTTTATAAAAAAAGCTCACCCGGATGGATGAGCTCTCTTTATGGAATATTGAAATGATTAAGCAATCAATGCAGGAACAATTGTTGGATCAACCTGATATGCAAGATAGTCATTTTCACAAATGAGTGTAACGGAATATTTGCTACCATCTGCACGAGCTGTACCCGAACCTTCACCAACTGCACTCAATTGCAAGTATGGGAAGTACCAATATTTACCATTCGCATCTTGGATGATTGCGTTCAGGTATTGTTGACCAGCACCAAGAACCTTAATCGCTTGAGATTTCGCTTGATCTCTGCGGTGGAACATTAGGCTGATTGTTGCAGTTACATATGATGAACCATTGACAAGGTCAATCGCTGCATCCTCGGTGTAACTTCCGGTATTTCTGCGGATTTCAAATTCAGTGTATAAATCAGCTCCAACAATTAAATTGATAGTATCGATTGTCCATGTGTTTGGAGCACCTGCGAACTCGATGCCATCGATGTTATCTTGTTGGTTGATATATACCTTGAAAATCCCACCACTGTTATTGTCGCACGACTTAACTATGGATTCTAAATTTTCACAAGCCATTTTTGTTGTTGTTTTAAATATTGAAAAATAGAGGGGAGTATCTCATCCCCTCAGGATATTGAATTCGATTAATCGAAACATACATTGTATGCAACAATCTCAGCAGGATTCACAAGGTAGAAACCAACTTTCATGTTTGCACGAGTACGGATTAATGGCTCAGCAACTGTATCAGCTAAGTTGATAGCTTTCAATGCTTTATCATCTCCTTCAGCATCGAAGGAATAAATAAGATTGTCCTTCAATGTAAGCACCATCGTGTTATCTGACATACCCTCGTTAACTACAAGTTGAATCCCTAAGAACGTCAACCCTAATGGTAAAGTCACATACGTTAATGTGTTACCTTGAGCAGCAGCAAGTTCGTATGCGTTAGCTACGTTAGTAGAAACGTGTAAACGAAGGTCCGCTTTTTTACGAACGATTGATGCTGGAGCATCTCCAATCATTCCTGCCATCTCAGCGATAACATTTGAAGTTGTAATCACACCACCGTATCGACCAATCACTCCCACAGTGTTACACAATTTTTTCTCGTAACCATCACACAAAGCCAATGTTTCATCCAATGACTCTGTATCACCTTGCCAACGAATCAACTCGATATTTTGACCGATAACTTTAGCCATTTCTCCCCAATAGAAGTCCATGAATGAAGCAACAGAGAAATCACCGTTTGATCCTTTTGTCATTTGTAATGATACGAATGATTGCTCAAGGTCAAATTGACAAATTTGTGCCATTGCTGACAATGCACATACATCAATTTCTACTGCTGATAAATCATCAACATCGGCATTGAATGAGCAGTTGGAAGCCTTCAAAATGTTCCCGAATAATACGGTAGCCAATTTCGTTTTTGCCTTCACTCCCGGTACAGTACGGAAGTTGTTAGTGATATCCGCTGAGGATAAATATGCTTTCGAATAGAAAGCCTCTGGATTCGCAGCTAATAAAGCTGAAGCATCCACGTCTAAATCAAATCTTAATTTTCTTGACATTTGTTTGTTTTTTATTGGTTGTTAAATTTATTGAATCGAGCAAATTTTTCTTGCATCGACATTTCCTCTCTTTTCATTTCGACTTCATCCTCTGTTTCAGGAATCATCATTTCTTCAATTTGGTTGCGAAGGTCAGCGATCAATGCGATGATTGCTCTTTCTCTCTCCTCAAGTAATGGTGTAACGATTGCAAGGATAGCCTCTGAATCCATTGCAGGATCAATTGCCATTTCTTCCTCAACAACTTCATCAGTCACTTCGGGACCTCCATCTTCAGTTGGAATCTCTTCCTCCTCAACAACGGTTTCCTCCATTGCTACCTCTTCGGTAACCGGTGCATCTTTAATCTCAACAACCTCTCCATCAACAACGATGTAAATTTTGCCCTCTATTAGATGCTCTCCATCAGGTAATTTCATACTATATTTATTTAATTGATTACTAAGTTTCAAACCAAGGAATCCCTCGATTGAGAATCCCACCTGGTCATTGGCAACCAATTCAGCATAATACTCTTTATCAGTTATCTGAGCAGTCACCATTAATGTCCCTTTTGGAACTTCAATGCCAAATGTTGAGAATGCTTTGTCTTTTGTTGGTTGGTCCACAACCCAAGTTTCTAAAATATATGCCGGAACTGTTTTGGATGTATCATGCTCCAGGTTGAAAAGGTCACGATTGCGAAGGTCACTCATGAACTTCTCGTGAATTTTTGCGATTGTTTCCTCAGAAAACTGAACATAGTAATCTCCATCCTCATTGTCCTTGCGATATATCTCCATTGGTATCATGGCAGGAGCAGTGATGCGGTACTTCAAATCATCTGCAAAAACCATTCTCTCAGCTTGGTTGAATGCCATTCCTTTGACCTTGATTGCAGGTTTAGATGTGAAAGCAATTTGCTCAATCCCTAAATCCTCCCCATCAGAATACTCCGGATCAATTGTGATTTTGTAAATAGGTAGGTCTTTGGTCATGTATATATTAAAAAAAATGTAAATTTGTTCATAAATTACACATATGATAAAAATATTTGAAAGGGAGATTCCCAACAAGATGGATGAATTGACCATTGAACAATTCGAGAAAGTAACCGAAATCACCAACAACCAAGAGCTTGATAATATCGAGAGATACATCAAGATTTTTGAATACTTTGGTGTGAAGGAATCCGAGTGGGATGATAATGATGTTGACCTATCCGAGTTTATTGATAAGGTGAAGGAATTCAATTCCAATAATTTTGAAGCGAAGGATGCAGTTGAGTCATTTGAATTGGAAGGATATACCTACGCTGCACAAATGAAGATATCAGTGAAGGATACCAAGATGATTGAGAAGATTGTTGGAAGAAAGTCATCCAATTGGATCAGTGATTTGATGGCATTGATGTTCAAACGAACTGACTTATCAAGTACCGAGCATTACACTGAAGCTCACCTCAAGCATAAATCAAAACTATTCAATCAATTGAAGGCTGAAATCGCAGTGCCTTATTTAGTATTCGTAACAAATAAAATATCAAGCCATGCTCAATCTCAATCTCCCGAAGCATTGGAGCCAAGTAACGATTGAGCAATTCATTGAGATAAGGTCACTCAACATTGAGGATGGTACACTTCAATATAACACTGATGTGCTTTCCATCCTCTCTGACCTTCCCATTGAGGAATTTGATGAGATTGAATTGGATGAACTCCAGGAACTGACCAAGCAACTTGCATGGATGACTTCAGAACCATCCAAGAGATATCAACATCAGCTCGATGAATTGAAGCTCAAGCCATTTGTTGACATCACTCTTGGTGAGTTTATTACATTGGAGGCATTCGTCACTGATGACTATATCAAGAATCTGAGAAACATATGTGCGATACTTTACCGGAAGACATCAACCGATGAATGGGGGAATGTAATCACTGAGCCATACAAATTCAAATCAACTGAGAGAGTACATCTATTCAATGACTATCCCATCACCTCAGTATTTGGATTGATACCGGAGTATCTTCAATTTCGTCAATCGTTCCTGGATAGCCATGCCAATCTGATGACTGAATCCTTTGAGGATGATGAAGTGATTGATGATCCCGAGGAATTGAAAGAAAAAGAACAAGAGAAGAAATCATCCAAATGGGGATGGGAGCAGTTGATATGGATGATGTGTGAAGGTGACCTCTCAAAGTTTGATGCAATCACCGATACAAAACTTGTATTGATATTCAACTTCCTTGCAATGAGGAAAGATCTTGAAATCTAATAATCAAGCGAATCCCAAAACTCTCCATATAGAGGTTGGAAGTCATAAATAACTTTCACTTTTTTACGAAGCAATCCACCAAGTTCCAAGATAGGGAATGTCTGAGCCAATTTGCTCACATACTGCCCATACATTTCGGATATCAATCCACTTTGCTCAAGTGCAGTGTTGAATTTTCTCACCAAATGAAAGGGTGCGATACTGATTGTGCCGTTGTTTAGGAATCCAAAGTAATATGCTGCGAGTATTTCAATGCGAAGATTCCCCTCAAGGCTGACCTTTGCATTGATTCGCACTGATTCATACAAAGTACCTGAATCAATCAGTCCTTCATCCTTAATCACTTTCCTCAAAACATTAGCAACCTTCCTTCTCGTTGGATAAAGGATGTTGAATTCTCCGGTATTTTTGTAAACTCCCATACTTATATATTAAGTTTAATCACCAATTTGTTTTGGAATTTGGCAATCGGTCCATGAAGGGATCACAAATGTGATGGTCATCAACCAACCTGCTGCATAATCCAAGAGGTCATTATTCAATGGGATAAAGGTAGGCAATCCTTCCACATCAAAATCAGTATCAATCAATGAGAATGTGTAATTGAGATAAAGGTCATTCAATATCTGCTGAGTATCTGAGAGAATTGTGGTAATGTTCGCACGATCCTTTTGGATGATATCAAAGCAATAGATTTCTAAGGTAAACAAAGTGACATTCTCACTTGGAATTGCATCCACTGGTACCACATACACGAGAGGATACTTCTCATCCTTTGTGGCGAAGTTGAATAATTGCTCCTTGAAATCAGTACCAACCTTTTTAACCTGGAGGTGTGCATTGTAGAATGCAATAATTTCATCGGTGAGTGCTTGATATGATATCATAATTCTGAGGATTTTTGGATTTTACTTACTTTGTTTTGAGTGGATGTTATTTCGGTTTCACTTACAATTGCGGTAACGGTGATATTGTTGGAATCAGTTGATTCGGTATTGTTCTGATTGTTACCTTGACCAAACAAGTTACCAGGTGTGAATGATGGTACTGATGAAGATACCGAATTATTCCCTCCACCTCCTGCGGTATCCGGTGGTGATGGTGCGGATGTTGATGTGAATTGTGTTGATGCTATCTTCGCAATATTGGCTGCTGACATTGCTGCGGTTGCAACAAGATTAGCGATACCAACCGGATTGGGTACCACACCAATTGCCAATGGAGCTGCTGCTAATGAAGCGGTAACCGCCTTACCAGCATCCACAACTGCACCTGCCAATTGCATTGATTTGTTGAATGTGAATTGTTTCTTGGCAAGAGCTTCCTCCTCTTTACTTCCTTTCTTGACGTTCTTCATCTTCGCTGCGAATGCGATATCACCAAGAGCTTGGATTGATTTCACTCCATCCTCAGCAATGCTTAATGCATCATTAGCAGTTTCAAGTTGAGCATCTCTTTTCTTTTTCTCCGCATCTTCAACAATTTTTACTTTTTCCTTTGCAGCATCTTCCTCAAGTTTAGTGAGGTCTTTTTCAAGTTGGTCTTTTAATGCAATAACAAGCTCAGCATTGGCACCGGCAGCCGCCTCCTCTTCATCAAATTTTTGTTGAAGTTTTAATCTTTCAAATTCTGTTGCATCAGTAGTGAGTTCTTGCAATCTCAACCATTGAGCATCTGCAATTGCAATTTTTTTCTCAGTTTCTTCCTGAGCTTTTTTTGTTCTTTCCTTTCCTGCATCCTCAGCAATCTTTGTCTGCTTTGCTTGAAAATCTAACTCAGCCTTAGCGAGTAGGTCATTGCTTTGTTTTGTGAGAGTTTCTTTTTCTTTCGCAGTGAGTTTCTCATTTTTCTTGATATCCTCAACTTGACGTCGATACTTCTCTTGAATCTCTTGCAATTCTCTTTTGCTTTCATCAGCAACCAATGCGATACGGTTATCAATGATTGCTCTCTCCGCTGATAATCGATTCGCTGCATTCTCTTTTCTCTTATCTGCTGCCTTTTGTGCTGCTGCTGCTGCTGCTGCCGCATCTTCATTGGCATCATTTATTGCTAATACTTGACGCTCAACACGACCATTGGCAATGGCGGTCCTTTCATCTGCAATTTGTTTCCTTAATGCTTTGAGTTTTTCCTTATCTGCATTTTTTCCAAGTGCCATCTCAGCATCTAATGCTGCCTTAGATGAGTTATATCTTTCCTTTGCGAATAAACTCTTTGACATGGATGCCTGAACTTCCGTTTTATAGGTATCCTTTCCTTGAGCTTTGAGCAATGCAATCTCATTGGAATACATATTCGCAGTTTGTGCCTCTCTCTCCTTGGATGATTCCTGTATCTTTTGATTAGCAGCTGCCATCTTCTCCGCATTCTCTTCAGCAGCGTATGATGTCAATCCCAGCCAATCGGTGAGGTCCTTGAATCCCTGGATGATTGCATTGATTGGAGCCATCAGTGCAGCGAGTACCTTATCAAGCACGCCAATCTTGTTGAGGAATATTCCAATAGCTGCCACAATAGCAACGATAACCGCAGTGATTAAGAATATTGGATTCATTAATATCTGAGCTCCCAACTTCATGAATGTACTTCCAAGAGTCATGACTGTTTTTCCGAGTCCCTTCAATGCAGTGGATATGTCTGCCTTACCAATTCCTCCCATTACTTTTTGGAAGGTCTTTGCTTTTTGCGATGCCTCATCAAAATCCAATGACATGATTGAATCCTTGATACCGCCAAATGATGAAGATATTTGCTCAAATTTTGAACCTGAAGCAAAGACATTCACCGCATCATTAGCATCCTTTATCCTATCCGATACTTCTCCCGCTTTTTTTGCGAGTGCATCCATTTGCTCCGGATCACTTGCTTCAGCAATCGCAGCCTTTAAACTTTTTAATTGTGACTTGAGGGAGCCAACCCCGTTTAATGTTAAGTCAATAGCTACCTCATTACTCATATACTCGGATTTCTAAAGGTGAATTTTTTAATATGCCATCCTCATGCTGATGGTTTGATGTATTGGTTGTTTGAATTACCACATTGCCATCAGTGTTGATGTATGCGGATGTGAGGTGATCATGCTGAACACTGCTAATTGTTACAAATGTATCTGCTGCCACAAATGGAATCAATGGAGTACCAAGGTAATTCCCTTTGGATGTCCGAGTCCAGGTGATTGCAGTTAATGAATTCTCAAAGATACCAACAGTTGGTGCGGATGTACCCACTTGAGTGATATTGGCAGTGTACTTAGTGTATTGAATCAATGCATTCTCAGTCAATATCCCATTGATGCGAGGCGTGATGATTCCATCCTGATCCAATGTATTGCCATCTCCAATGATTAACCCTCTCACATTGGGAAGAGCTGCATTGCCTTGACCTCTGATGATTACATCAGCTCCATTCAATACCACATTGTTGGTTGTTGTTGCTGAACGTAGTGCATTGGTCACTGCATCATTGATGACATTGCCTCCGGTTGTTGTACCTGGAGCAGTTTGGAATGGTGCCAAGTCAATATCAGAATCAATTGAGATAAGCTCCACCTTAGTGGGTGCGGTATTGTTCGCATCGTAATCAACTACCTTGTTGATATTCCACCATGAATTGTCAATGCGGATCTTATCATTGAGCTTCATGATTTGGATGTCATCCTCTCTCAAGTCAAAGTATGCGGTGAGCATTTTCCCCACATTGATTTGGTTGACTGTTCTCCTCCAATACAAATTGTAAAGGTTGTTCGCAGTCAAGGTTGGCACTTGGTAAAAATAATAGTCGCACGTTCCAAAGTTGATATCAAAGGTTGGTGTTAATGGATTATCAAAGTGACCAATCGCAGGATATTCCTGAATACCATATATCCCATTGCTCCCATTCTCAATCAGATTCCATTGGTTGCATGACTGTTGTCCTCCATCATAACAGATGCGAATGTTCACGCTTGGCGATTGACCGCTAATCATGGGAACATATGCATTGAATGGAGTGCGTGTGACCGGTGTTGGTGAGAATATCAATTCCTTGGTATCGGTATCCTTCACATATTCATTGTCAAAGGTATATTCAATCTGCCCATATATCTCATTGGTCATCTGAGTGTATACTGCATTGGCTGAATCGGTATCCTCTTTGTATGTGAGTTTTAATTTCTTGTTTGTGACATCCGGAAGAAATAGGAGATTTTGCTCTCTATCCTTCATCAATTTGTAAGTCCAATCTCTCTCCGCTCCTGAATCATAAAACTCATCTCGATGATTGAAGATAAGTTTATTTGGTTGATTGGGATCAATGTCAACATATAAGTTGTACATCTGAAATATTGACTTCACGAAATCAGATTGCTTCACCTTGAGAGGTACAAAATCATTCACCTCTTGAATTCCTCCAATCACTTGGATATTATCAGATGGAAGAACCTTGAGGTTGATTGATGTTAAATCAAGTATAGGATCTACTTGAGCAAATCCTGAAGTAGTTCCAACCCATAGATGACCAAAAGTATTTGTTATTGTACCGGCAGCATCAAGGCATGGCACAACCTCAACACCAATACTCAGTATCTGAATATCCGAAGCATTGATAACCGGTGTGCTTGTTGCTGAATTGAATAATGCTGAGAAATCTAATGTTGTGGATATTGATTGGATTACTGTACTTCCAATTGGAAGAGGTGAACCAGCTGTATATTGTAAAACTACCGGATCACCATAAACTGCACCATTTCCAAAACCTGCCACATTTACC